ACGCAAACGGTGGTGGTATATTAAGTATATTTGATAATTTAAACACCATGCCAACAAATTTATTAGATTTATTAAAACAAGGATTTACCAGTCAATCAGAAGAAGTCCAAGACATCATAAAAGATTCTTTATCAAGTGGTTTATTAGCTTTAATAAGAAAACGTGAGGAGCCTAGAGGCAGTGTAGTTAGCACAAGGACTTTACCTGCAGGCAATGCAAATAAAAGAAGATTTCAGTTTGAGCCTATAGGTATGAATAATGGCGGTGCTACAGGTGGAACATTATCGGATGCTGACATGAATCAAGTTATTGAAAGGTTAAATAAATTTGTTGAAATGTCAGCTATGGCAAACACTCAACAAGGTAGAGCAATATCAGATAAAGATAGAGAGTTCTATTCACAACTTTTAGAGGGTGCAAATTTATCAGATGAAGATATATTGAACCTTTTAGCACAACCTACTACGCAAATGGGTAAAATGCTATCTGATAAAGATAGAGAATATCAAATGTCTTTATTGAAAGGTATGAATAATGGCGGTGGCGTTTTGAATAGAAAAATGTTTAAACCTTTGATAGGCGGTGGCGAACTTGACGGTCCAGGAGGACCCAAAGATGATATGATACCTATCATGGCAAGTGATGGTGAATTTATGTTATCTAAAGCTACAGTAGATATGTTAGGTGGTGGTAACCACAGTAAAGGTATTGCTGCATTAGAAAAAATTAATAATAAAGGAAATAGAATGTATGGCTAGTAGAGAAGAACAAGAATATTCCAGTCAAGCCCCCGCAGGGTATATAGGTGATTTATTATCACAAACTATATTCCCTTATGCGACACAGTATTTTAGAGACCAATTCGCTAATTTAGGTAGAGAAGATAGTTCTCCTTTTACTTATACAGGGCAAAGAGTTGCTGATTTCGACCCAAGAGAACGGTTAGCGTTTCAATTATCTGATAGTGCTATAGGTAGTTATAGACCTTATTTAGGTAGACAAGCAGGATTATTAAATGAGGCAAGTCAAGTTCTCGGACAAGGACAAGGCATGGGTTCTAGAACAACAGGCGAAGCTATTTCACAAATCAGAGGAGCTGTACCAGATTTTAGAGGAGCTAGAACAGGCATTGCTAGTTCTGTATCTGAACTTGGTGATGCTGTTCCTGATTACAGCGGTGCACTTAGAGGTTTAGGTAGAGCAGAACTTAGTGGTTTTGGTTCTACTGCTGGTTTTGACCCAAGAGGTATAGGTGGTTTTTACAACCCATTTGAAGAAGCTGTAGTACAACAAACTTTAGAAGATATTAATAGAGATATTGAGAAGATAACTAATAGTGGCTTTAATTATTGGCTTTGTTACAAAGATAATGATGAAACTGTTATTGATTGGGATAGAGTTAGAAATAGACTTCAAGAAATTCTTACTAGCTACTTTCTTAATATGTCAAACGATAATGGTTATTGCCCTTTTACTATTAAATATCTTCAAAATATAGGGATATTAGATAAAGTAGAAAAAACTGTAGAAGAAAAAGAAGTTGATAAAGAGAAAATGATGAGAGTAATGAAACAATGGGCTAATAGCTCAGAAGGAGGTATGTAATGGACTTAAAAGATATATTCTATATATCAGAAAAAGACTGGTATAAACTTCAAGGATGGGCTACTATAGCTTATGAAGAAGACAAAAATGAAATATCTGGTTTAATGACAGCAGTACCACAAGAAGATGGTAGAATTAAAATTGGTGATGTAGAAATACTGAAACAAGAAAATAGTTCTACTAATACTGAGCTTGATGGTGAGGCTGTAGCTGAATATACTATGAAATATGCTATGAAGTATAATAACCCAGATATGAAGTTTGTCTGGTGGCATTCACATCATACTATGGCAGCATTTTGGTCAGGAACTGATGAAAAAGAGATTGAAGCTTGGAAGAATAATAGTTATTCTTTGGCATTAGTTATTAATCTCGAAGAAGAATATAAATTCAGAATCAGTTTCTGGAAAATGAATGGATTACCAATTGAGCAACACGTTGATACAAATCTTACTATTGAAAGAAAACAGCCAAAGGTTAAGATTACTGAGGCTATGAAAAAGCAATATGAAGAACTTTGTAGTGAGAGAACTGTTGTTAATCAATGGGTTAATCAAAATGCTACAAAAATCAACCAAAATGGTTATATAAGATACAATGGTCAAACCAATATATGGGAAAGAGAATCTAAAATAGATGCTGAATCAAGATACAATTCCCTGGTTGATGAAGTTGCTGAACTTCAAGAAGGCTTCCTAGATGGAACCGTTAGGATTAAGGACTTCAGAGAAGCAATCGAAGATATTAACAAAGAATGCAAAGAAAAGAAATATCCTTTTAATATAAAGAAGGAATTTACAAAGCTTAAAAAAGCTAAATTGCATCAAAAGTTAATGGAAGTGTTTCCAAATGATTTCTTTGACTTTGAAGACAATGTAACTAAGGGTAAATTCGAACAATCAGCTATGTATAATAGTGGCTGGGGAGGAGATTGGTATGGAGTTTAATATGAGGTCAAGAGGACTCGTAGATAACTTGAATCAATTTAATTATCATATTTTAGGCTGTGGTGCTATAGGTAGTGCCGCAGCTACCCAACTATGTAGAATGGGTGCAGAAAACTTCTGTTTATATGATAATGATACAGTTGATACAGGTAATGTAGGAGTATCTCAATACACACAATATGATATAGGTCATGCTAAAGTTGATATGTTAAAGTCAAAATTACAAGACATTAACCCTGATTCTTTAGAAGTTAATTGTATGGATGAAATGTTTAAAAATTATCTATATTTAAATGATAATGACATAATCATATTAGGTTTTGACAGTATGCAGTCTAGATTAGAAGCAGTTGAAGCTATGACAAGCTGGAAACAATCAAAACCATTTGCTCTTATTGATGGTCGTATGGGAGCAGAACATTATCAGCAATATGTTTTATTAAAGCCTACTTTAAAAGCATATAAAATGATATGGTATAGCGACGACGAAGGCAGTGATGAACCATGTAATATGAAAGCTACAAGTTATTGTAGTAATATGAGTGGTAGTTTCATTGCTAATGCTATAAGAAAAATAGTCAAAGAACAACCATATGAGGAATTTGTCTCGTTTCACTTTCCTACTATGTCAATTGAAAAAACTACTTGTTTATTTAAATAAGTGGTGTTAACTTAAGAAGCTCGATATAGGACAAGCAAGCGAATGATAATTGCTTAAGTAAAATTATCATACCGTGACGCCTCCACCCCATGTTCCTAGTAACTAAAGGTCTAGGTCGAGTGCTACCTCGGCGGCGTCCTCCGTAGCATATTGAGCTTCTTTTATAGGGAAAGAAATGGACAAAGAACTGGTATATAGATACCTAAAACAATACAAAGATATATATAGTAATACTCTATATATAGAGAATAAGGAGCAATTAATGGCATTAAAAAAAGTCAAAAGGAAAGCTGTCTCTCAAAATCCTAAAGTAATGTTACTTTATGGAGCACCTAAAGTAGGGAAAACAACAGCTTTAAGTCAATTAGAAGATTGTCTAATAATTGATACAGAAGGTGGTGCAAATATGGTCGATGGATATATTATGGAAGCTAATAATAGGGAAGATTTAATAAATATTCTTAAAGAAGCTAAAGAAGGCCACGACTATAAATATGTAGCTATAGATACAATAGATAAAGTAGCTACTTGGGCAGAACATACAGTATGTCAAGAAGAATCAGTATCTGCAGTTCAAGACTTAGCATTTGGCAAAGGATTTGGATTGGTAAGAGAGAAGGTTTTAAATACTGTAGATGCTCTAAAATCAATATTTCCTCATGTAATTATCATCGGACATAGGAAATGGGCAAGAGCCGTAGTAGACAGTAAGGCTATAGTAGAACCAGAAAGTCTAGATTTAACAGGTAAGTTAAAGAATATGTTAATGGCAGACTGTGATGCTATTGGTTATGTCTATAGAGATGATGAAAAAGGCGATTTAATGGTATCATTTAAGTCAAATGAATCATTAGAAGCTGGTAGTAGAAGTCCCCATTTGAAGGGCAAAGAGATGAAGTTAAACTGGAAATCAATCTATAAAGGAGAGAAGTAATGGCGATATTTAAACCCGAAATGACAGAAAGTAGTGGCAACAAATTCACAGGAATTAATAAGTTTGCTATAATAAACTTTGAAGATAAATCAGGTATGTTCGATTGGGCAGATTTATACTTAGAAGTTGAAGTTAAACAAGAACATAGTGATTATACTAGAAAGCTACAGATAAAAGGTTCTTTCGAAAAAGATTCATCAGGTAATATCACAGGTGGTAGTGTTTTAAAAAGATTATATACATTCTTTGATGCTATCCATTGTAAAGCTGGTATTAATGTTAAAGGTGAATGGGAAGATGAAAATGGTGATAAGATAGAAGATATTGCAGATTATCTAAATCAAAGAGGAACTGACGGTGATGTTGAGACTGTTTCTACATATAGATATTTAGCATATTTCTATAAAGAGCAACCAAAGAAACCTGGAGCTAAGGCTTATACAACAGTATGGCCTAAAGTTTATTTTGCTACTGATGAAAATGTAGGTAAACTTCAAAAAGATATAGATTGGCTTAAATCTAAAGGTTACTTAAAGGAACTAACAGATGAAGTTGCTAGTGCTCCAGCAATGTCAGGAGATGGCTTAGCTAATCTATGAACTATATCGAAATAGCTAAAGGAACTCCTTTTAATAGAGGAATCATCATACCTGTGGATAGACTGTCTAATCACATAGGTGAAGAACCTATCTATAGAAGTGTTTATCTATACGATGATACAGCTCTTGAATATGTAAAAGATAAAGGCAGTCTAAAGAACTTCTTTGGGGTCAGATACATAGACAAGATACCTGTTGATATAGATAAACAGGATAGGAGTGATGAAAGAACTTTAGATATTTTGAGAGGTATTATCCTAGAGTTAGAGGATGCAGAGATTGATTGTGGGAGCTTTCAAGCTTATTTCTCTGGCTCTGGGTATCACCTCATCTTATCAGGAGAATTATTCAACTTTCAACCAGGAAATGATTTGCCATTTATTGTCAAACAGACAATGAAAAAGTTAATACCAGATATTGATTCAAGTATTTATATGAGAACTGGTATCTATAGGTTGCAACATACACCAAATCAAAAAACTGGTTTATATAAGATTCCATTAACCCGTAATGAGGTTATGAATAAGAATCCTGAGGAAATTTTCGAACTCGCTAAAACCCCAAGAATGGATTATCCATATATTGTTTTAAGTGGTAATGGCGAGTTTGAAAATAAAATAGTCAAAGAAGTTCCTGATGTTCAAGTGTTTAATAAAATATCAGAACCGAATAAAATAATACCTTGTGTTCAATCTATGCTTAATCAAGGAGCAAGAGAAGGTAGTAGACATATAACAGCAATGAGAATAATATCCCACTTTAAAAGACACGGAATACCAAGTCATTATGCTAAAGTTTGTATGTTGCATTGGAATAATAAAAGTATGCCTGAGCAACAAGTAATGGAAATGGTAGAAAACGTTTATAATAGAAATTATAAATATGGATGTCAAGATAGTGTTATGTTAAATCATTGTAAAACACAATGTATTCACTTCGATAGAAAAGACTATTTGGTAGATATAAAGTCAGCAGCTACTATGCAAGACGAATTAATAGAGCGTTTAACTACTGATTTTAGTGGTAAAACAATAGATTTAAGTCGAGCATTAGGATTAGATGTTGAGTCAACTATATATCCAGGAGAACTTGTAACTATATTTGGACCAACAGGTTCTAATAAAACTACATTTGCTCAGAATTTAGCATTAGGGGTAGATTTTGTTAATAACAAGATTATGAAAGAATGGCAAATTCCTACTTTATTTCTAAGTTTAGAGCTATCATCTTGGTATATGCATAGAAGACATCTACAAATAGTTTCGAATCATACAAAAGAAGAAGTAAATTCTAATTTTAAGGATTTATACGAGTCGCATAAAGATGAACTGGAACACATAATGGTGCAAACTATATCACCTACTTTAGATAAGATATATGAAAAAGTTAGAGAATTACAACCACAATTAGTAATTGTAGATTATATTGATTTAGTAGATACTCCCGTAAGTTATAGAGGTGAGTATGAAAAGATTAAATATATATCTCACGGATTATCTAATATGGCAGTAAATAATGACTTAATAGTTATTCAAATATCACAAGTAAGTAGAGAGTATAGTAGAAACGAAGTGTTAGATTTGTATGCAGGTAAGGGCTCAGGTGCTATTGAGAATGCTTCAAGAAAAGTGATTGGGTTAAATGGTCAATCGAAGTCTCCTACGAGACAAGTTAAGTTATTCAAAAATACAGATGGCGAATTATTTGAAACAACAGCTGAGTGGACACCATCATTTAGAATGAGGAGGACAAATGGGTTGGTTGATTAGGATAATAGCAATAGATGAAGCTACAATTATAAAGCTTTTGTCTATTTTTAAAATAGGGTTTGTGCATCCTGAAAATGCACCAGGAATAGTAAAAGGCCTAATTCTGGGTATCTGGAGATTTGAAATTCAATTGATACTTGGATTTTGGGATAAACAAGAACAAAAGAAAAAGGAGTATGAATATCATGCGTAGATTAATCAAGAGAGTTCTTTTTGGTAAAAGAAAGAACTATAGAAGGTATAATAACAATAATGTTAAGTATTGGGATTTAAATAACTTGCAAAATCAGTTACACGATACTAATACTAAGTTATCTAACCTTATGAAGTATCTAAAAGTGGATACAATCAACAACAGTAATTTAGTTGGAGATGCTAAAGATGCAAAGAAGTTCAACAAACAGTGGAACTAAAGTGCGGAATAAGCCTAATAGGGGACGAAAGTCCCCTAGAGGTTTAAGTATATGGGAAGAAAAGTTTAGAAGAAAACTTCATAAACACCATAAACATTTCGCAAAAAAAGTATTTCACAGATTAATGAAGAAATCGTCCACTTTACGGACAACATTAAAACGAAGGAGCAAAGAATATGAAGTCGAATTTAAAATCTCGCTTACGGAAGTTAGAGAGTTATTATATAAATCTTATGGGAGGAAGTGTAGATATTGCAATACGATTCTTATTGTCAGCAATATGGCTTGTGACCATATACACCCTCTTTCTTTGGGTGGCAATTCAACTCCTAAGAATCTTCAGATGATATGTATGAGATGTAATACGAGAAAAGGACCGTTAACAGACAAAGAATTTATGAAATTATTAAGATGGCTAAACAAACAAGCAGCAGGATTAGCAAAATATGTGCTAAGGAAATTATCAAGCAGAGATTTTTAAGGTAGGTGTCCTCATATAGTAATGTATGGGGGTGGTATACGGGTTTATTCATACCTTCGCGCCATTGTTTGACACCTACCTAAGTTTATTAGGGTAATCGTACGCCAACGGTATGCAGTTGGGAAAAATAGCAAGGTTAGTTTAGAAAGATGTCTTGTGGATTTTTGGTAGCAGTCGGATGCTATACAAGTAATGTCAATCACTAGATTACCCTAATAATTAGGTTAAGGAGGAAAAATGGGAATACACGCAGAAGATATAAGAATATGGTATGAACTTTTAAAGGAATCAAGAGATGAATTATTAAGAGTTTATGGCGAAAGAGCAATTAAAGGAATTCCGCTTTATCATAGATTAGATAGAGCAGTAAAAAAAGGTAAGGAGTTATAATGGGTAAATTTGCTAATATGCAATCAGCAGAAGTAACAGCTAGAAGAATAAAAGCTTTAAAGAATAGAAAAAAGAAAACTAGTGTTACTGTAGAATCTTCTAATGAAAGAAGAAAAAAAGCTTTAAAAGAATGGAGGAAATGGTAATGGGCAGACCCAGAAAAGTTAATAATACATTCTGGCTTAAATTCAGAAGAAAATACCTAGGTTACTCTATAGACTATTTGGCAAATAAATATAAAGTGTCAAAGAGAACTATATGGAGGTATTTAAAATGATAAATATGAAAGGAATCGATGCTGTGGAAAAACTAAAAGAGTATCAAAATCTAAAATACAACAAAGATAGTAAATTTGATGTAGATTTAGAATTTGGAGAGAAATTCGAAAAGAGTTTAGCTAAAATACTTACATTAGGTAAGATAGAGGTTAAAACTGAAAGAGATAAATGGAAGAAAACAGGGAATATAGCTATAGAATTATCTTCAAGAGGTAAATTAAGTGGATTAACTACCACTAAAGCTGAGTGGTGGTGCCAAATATTAACGATTAAAGAAGAGATTGTTGGTATATATATGGTTCCTGTTAAGAAACTAAAAAAGATAGTTAAAAACAGTGTAAAAAGAGGCAGAGGAAGAATGGTAATGGGTGGAGACAACGATACCAGTGAAATAGCCTTAATACCACTAGAGGATTTGACTAATGGTTTTTAAGCGAAATAAAGAGTGGGCTAAATGCAAAGTATTAAGTCAGTATTCAGACGCTCCATACGGACAAAGTAAATGGATTTCAGATAAGCCCTTATTTATAAGCGGTAATAAGGGTTTATATCCAATATTTACAACAGGTGGGCCTACAGGAGCATTTCCAAAGAACCACCAAGAGTTTATATTAAAGGATATTAACGACGATTTAAAGGTAAAAAAGGAGGAGGATAATGAGTTCAGAGGATTATAGTGCTATTAGAGGCATTGTAGATGATATAATAGGAGTAAATACAAGAGAGGGTAATAACCTTAAAAAGGCTATTAAAAACTACTTTGATACAAAGCCTGTTAGTGTTAAATTAGTAGCGAAAAACAATATGTCATTTAATATTAATGGTATACTTAAGCATAGAGAAGCAGCAGATAGAGCTATGAAAAGATATACTAAAAAATTAAATGAAGATATTGATAAACTAAAACAACAAGGAGAATACTGTGGGGTAGGTGGATGAGACACCTAAGTATCTACAGTTGGTAGAATATGGCTAGATTAAAGAAAAAACCAACAATTAAAGAAATAGCTAATAGTATTTTGTTTCTTAAAGCTGAATTAGATGATGTTAAAAGATATTTGGCTGACATGGAAAAGGCTTTAAGTCTTTATATAGATATGAAAAAAGATACTAAAAAGTTTTCTAAGTTTGTTGATGAAACAATAAAGAAATGGAAGGAAGCAAATGACTCAAAAGCAAATGGAAAAGCTGATAAACCAAATCTTCAAGGAGATACAGACGGTGAGAGCAGCGGGTCAGAAGGAATACGCAAGAAAGACAAGTAACGCCTTTGCTAACTTCGAAAGAGTAGGGGAGAATCTTGGAATTGATAAGAAAAAGGTTCTCCTTGTCTACTTATTAAAACATATAGACGGAGTTTGTTCATATGTTCAAGGTCATAAAAGTCAAAGAGAAGATGTTAGAGGTCGTATAACGGATGTGATAGTGTATCTTTGTCTATTATGGGGAATGGTTATAGAAGATGAAAAAATGCCCAGCGTGTAAAGAGTTAATAAGTCATTCAGCTTTATCATACAAAGTTTCAGCAGGATTTCAAAATGAAGACGGAAGTTTTCATGAAGATATAGAATTGGTAGTTCACCAAGAATGTGCTCACGATTACACATTTAATCCATTTATAATATTAGAGAAAAGACTAAAAGACGGAGATTAAATTCTCTTATATAGTAAGAACATAGCAACTTTCTTAGCTACTCTCTTACTCATATTAGGAAGCATTTTATATAATTCTCTATACTCCTTATTTTTCATAAGATTATTAATAACTTTTAATGTAGGTTTTTTAGAAGTAATTGTTTTGTCTCTATAAGAACCACCTCTGGAGTCAGTATGAGCTATATTAACATGAACATTTTTTAACATAGCTTCAGGAGCACCAGCAACATCATAAATATCACTAACTAATATTTTATGATGAAGTTTGCCAGTTCCAGCTCTAAGAGATTCCATTCCTTTAATACCACCCCTATATTTGGCTAATATTTCTTCAGATGCAACCCTTGTTTTTCCAAATTTAGAAGACCCTTTACCTCTCCATAATGTCATAGATGAATTAACACCAGCTATAGCTTTTTGTTGACTTGTAAATGAATAAGGTACTTTCATTATACCATTTTCCCAAGTATAATTTTTAAGCAATTGATTTAAAGCTTCTTTTGCTTTATAAGCATTAGCAGCTTCACGTCCTTTGCCAGCAGCTGTTCTTGTTAAGAAGTCTTTATATTCTTTAAAATGA